GGTGACACAGATGATTGACAAAGGTGTACCAATTGGGCAACTAATGTCAGTGACAGGCCACAATAATGTGTCTTCTGTGAAACCATACATGAAGCATACTTACGATGCTGCAAATAATGCCTTGACACAAAGAAACGTTCGTGTACAATCGAGTACTTAACGAGTAACAAAGAAAGTGATATAACACATGAATATAAATAGTATTATAAGTGATCTATCACTAGTAAGTGGTGAGACAAGACGTATGACTTGTCCATTATGTAATACTAAGAACACATTTACTGTGACCAATGACATGGGTTCTGTTATATGGAATTGTTACAAGGCTAGTTGTTCGTTGTCAGGTGGTACTAACGTATCAATGACAGCGGATGACATACGAAAGTTTCTTCATGTTGTTGCAGATGAGACACACGTTGCAACATTTATTAAACCTGAATGGTTTGTAAGAGACTACAAAAAGATTGCTTCCTTTTGTAATGAGTGGGAGCTTGATGCACAAGACCTAGGGCTATTGTATGATGTGAAGGAACATCGTGTGGTGTTCCCTGTTGTGCATGGTGGAGTTACAGTAGATGCTACGGGTAGATCATTGGGTAAACGAATACCTAAATGGAAACGCTATGGAAAAAGTTACTTGCCATACGTATCAGGCCGTGGTAAAACTGCTGTAGTTGTTGAGGACTGCATAAGTGCCGCAGTTGTAGGTGATAGTGATGGATGTGTTGGGGTCGCAGTGTTGGGTACATCACTATCAACTAGGCACAAGGAATACTTATCGCAGTTCTCAACGGCAATAATTGCACTAGACCCTGACGCACTACCCAAGACCCTGCAGTTCGCAAAAGAATTACGTAGCTACGTTGATAACGTCAAGGTGCTACGACTAACCGATGACCTCAAGTACCAAGAGCCAACCGACATGGCTAACCTTTTAACCCTAGGAGAATAACCAATGGAACTATCCCTTATCCGTAGCCTTATGGACAAAGAATTTTACGATGACCACAAGGGCGCACGTTGTCCTGACCGTTTGTTCAGCAAGGATGTGCGTAAGATCAAGCAAGCTATTGATGCAGCTATGGATCGTTATGAGCGTACTGTCACACCTGCTGAGATAGAAGCACTATTCATGGCAGAGAACGCCACACTTACTACAGCCCAGCGCCAAGCATACAGTGTACTGTTTGTACAAGTTACTAAGCAAGCTGTGATGGGTAGTGACATAGCACAGGACGTACTGTCTAAGCTATTCCAACAGGTGATAGGCGAGGACATTGCCAACCTTGGATTTGACTACGTTAATGGTAGCAAGACAAGCCTTGATCCACTACGTCAGATGCTTGAGTTGTATGGTGATGACTTCACCCCTAACCTCAAGATACAATGGGAAGACATTGACCTTGATACTATCCTTGCCATGACTGACCTTGAGTCACAGTGGACATTCAACATACCTACGTTGACCCGCAAGGTTGAGGGCATCAATGCTGGTCACTTGATTGAGGTAGGTGCTAGACCTAACACAGGCAAGACATCCTTTCATGCATCCCTTGTGGCGGCACCGGGTGGCTTTGCATGGCAGGGTGCTAAGACAATCGTACTGTGTAATGAGGAAGGCTACCACCGTGTTGCCCACCGCTACATCACAGCGGCAACTGGCATGGACAAGCATGAGATCGTCAAGCGTAAGTCTGAGGCAATGGCTATCTTCAACAAGATACGTGACAACGTTATGTTCAAAGATGCTACAGGCCGTGACATGAATTGGGTTGAGTCAGTATGCAAGTCATACAAGCCTGACATAGTTATACTAGACATGGGTGACAAGTTTGCCCGTACTGCAGGGTTCTCCCGTCCTGATGAGGCACTCAAGGCTAACGCCATACAAGCTAGGCAGATAGCCAAGCAACAAGAGTGTGCCGTATTCTATATGTCTCAGCTATCGGCAGAGGCAGAGGGTAAGGTTGTACTCAACCAAGCCATGATGGAAGGTAGTCGGACAGGTAAGGCGGCAGAAGCTGACCTGATGTTCATGATCTCTAAGAACCCTACCGTTGAGGGACAAGAAGAAGAAGACCTTCAGCGTCACATCAACGTGGTCAAGAACAAACTGTCTGGCTGGCACGGCATTGTGCATACAGACCTTGAGTACAAGACTGCGAGGTACGTAGCATGATACCTCTGATGGACTTGATCCTTATGGGAATGGCAGTGATAGCTGGCTACATTATATGGGAGCAACAACAGATGCTCAAGAACCTAGCGGTGTACCAGAAGGGACTGCTTGAGGTTATGGCAAAGCACAACTCTTTGTCTGATGCCTTCATTGAATTATCAATGGAGCTAGAATATGAAGAGGAAAAAACATGAACAAAGATTGTATAAAATGTGGTGATCTATTAGTAGTAGGTGAGAATTGGGCAGAGGGCAACGTAAAACACAGTAAGTATTGTTGCATTGACTGCTACTCTAGTTATGTAAACGGCTCAAGGATGTTCGTAAATGGTAAGTACATATCTACTAAACACCCGTTGTATAAAGTAGGAAATTACAAAACCTTTAATGACGCAGCCTTTAGCTCCCTAGAAAATTATGAAAAGGTAAAGTACGGATACGTATATGCTATAGTTAATTCCGCATGGCCTGATTGGATAAAGATAGGTAAGGCTATTGATGCAGAAGACAGGCTCAATAGTTATCAAACAAGTTCTCCTATGCGAGATTACAAACTATTACATCACGTGTACTTTAACAATAGAAATAAAGCTGAAAAGAAAGCGCACTTAATTGCAGCTACTAAAACTATGCATCCTTGGAACAAGCAAGACAACGGTGAGTGGTTCAAGTTGACGGAGACACAGGCAATTGATATACTAAAGGAGTTACAGGATGATTGATGCAACACTAATAGACTACATGGGTACTGACCTGTCGGTAGTTAATGCAGCCCGTGTATCCTTTGGTAAGAAGAGTGAGTCGTTGGGTAGTGTAACCGCCAATGGAGTTACCCGTCAGGTACTACATGATAGTGACACCAAGCTAATCAACTACCTAGCCAAGCATAAACATACCTCACCCTTTGGTCATTGCTTTGCATCCTTCCACATCAAGGCACCTGTGTTTGTAGCACGACAGCTAGTCAAGCATAAGTTTCTGCGTTGGAATGAGATCAGTCGTAGGTACGTGGGCGATACCCCAGAGTTTTATCGCCCAGAGGTATGGCGTAGTAAAGCACAGGACAAGAAGCAAGGCAGTGGCCCAGCGTTAGAAGATCAACAAAATATACACATTGCTACAACACAACGTATAGTTGCTATGTTGTATGGTAGCCTGTTAGAGAGAGGAGTTTGTGAGGAGCAAGCAAGGATGGTGTTGCCACAAAACACCATGACTGAGTGGTACTGGTCAGGTAGCCTTGATGCCTTCGCTGATATGTGCAATCTTAGGTGTGCAGGTGACACACAACTAGAGACTAGGCTAGTAGCTAATGATATATGTAACAGTATGAAGGAGCTATTCCCTGTGTCATGGTTTGCATTGAGATTAGAGAAATGATTAGACCTATGACAGAAGATGAACGCAAGGCAGCACAAGAGCGTAACAACAACAATAACTGGCGTAAGTGTGTCAGTTGTGGTAATGCAAGTAAGTCTACGTGGTGTTCATTTTGTTTGGAGGAAGAATAATGTTTACAGTAGAGTTTGAATCCGATGCAGCAGTTATCACTACGCTAGATCAGAACGACAACTTTGAAGATGTAGAGATGGTGATTGCCGACAATGGTATTGTATACATGAGACAGTACGATGAGAAGATGGATGACTATCAGATGTTATTCATGAGCTATCAACAGTTCACTGACATCATTGCTTCTCATAGAAGACCAGAAGGTATGTACAAGATAGCTAAGGAGAAAGACCAATGATGGAGCTAGCACTAATAAGAACCCTTATGGACAAGGAGTTCTACGATAACAACAAGGGTATCCGATGCCCTGATGAGTTGTTCAGTAAGGATGTGCGTAAGATCAAGCAGACACTAGACTACGCTATGACTACGTATGAACGCAGCCTGACTACCTCTGAGCTTGAGGCTTTGTTCTTTGCTAACAACAGCACTATGACTACAGCAAACAAGCAAGTGTACAACGATCTGTTCAAGCGTGTATCCCGTGAAGAAACCATGAACAAAGAGATAGCTAGTGAGGTACTGTCTAAACTATTCCAACAGGTACTAGGTAACAAGCTGGCTAACATAGGGTTCGACTATGTTAATGGGTCACTGGATAGCCTTGAGCCTGTACGTAATCTATTGCAGACATATCAGGATGACTTCACACCTAACCTTAAGTTAGAGTTTGGTAACATTGAGATTGATCACCTACTCAAGGCCAATGACATTCAATCCCAATGGAAGTTCAACATCCCTAGCTTAGGTAGGAACGTTGAGGGTATCAGTGGTGGTCACCTGATCATCGTAGGGGCACGGCCCAACACAGGCAAGACATCCTTCCATGCGTCACTGATAGGTGCGCCGGGTGGCTTTGCTTCTCAGGGTGCTAAGTGCTTGGTGCTATGTAATGAGGAGGCATATGAACGGGTGGGCGCACGTTACCTAAGTGCAGCTACATCTCTGTCTATGGAGGAGGTCAAGGGTAACTACGCCTTAGCTGCGTCACGCTATGAGCCAGTGCGTAAGCAGATAGAACTGTATGATAGTACAGGTAAGGACATGGGATGGGTTGAGGCTATCATCAAGGCCTACAAGCCTGACATTGTAGTGTTGGATATGGGTGATAAGTTTGCCGTTAAGAACAGCGACAAGTCAGATGTCTATCTTAAGAACGCTGCTATCCATGCACGTAACATAGCTAAGCAGTACGACTGTGCTATCATATGGATGTCACAGCTATCAGCTGATGCAGAAGGTAAGATCAATGTAGACCAATCAATGCTAGAGGGTAGTAAGACAGGCAAGGCAGCAGAGGCTGACCTTATGGTACTGATATCTAAGAACCCTGTGCTTGATGTATCCGATGATGATGCAGATGATTCACAAAGGTACTTGATCATTGCAAAGAATAAGCTTAAGGGTGGATGGCACGGTAAGATTACGTGCGAGTTAGATGGGGCTAGGGCACAGTACTTAGCATAGAGAGGAGCGACAATGGAATTAGTTCTTGATGTAGAGAATACTGTAACACATAGGGGTGGCAAGATGCACCTCGATCCTTTCGAGGAAACCAATAAGCTTGTGCAAGTAGGTGTACAGGAAGTTGTGTCAGGTAAGCAAGACATCTATAACTTTGATCACGTTGAAGCGCAAGACTATGATGGGTCACAGGCCAAGCTACTACAAACTAAGTTGGATGCAACTACCATGTTGATACTACACAATGCACAGCATGACATGCCGTGGCTATGGGAGAGTGGCTTCAAGTATAGTGGTGCTATATACGACACTATGCTAGCCGAATACGTCTTGATGCGGGGCAACCACATGGAGGTCACACCTACTGGTTCCTACAAGAAGAAGTCCATTAGCCTAGAGAACTGTGCACTACGCCGTAACCTAGACTTCCAGAAGGATGGCACACTCAAGGCCTACTTCAAGGAAGGGTTCAACACTAACGAGATACCTTTAGTGGAGCTTACGTATTACCTGCAGTGTGACCTGTCTTCCACTCGTGCATTGTATGTAGCATTGCAGGAGGACTACGCTAAGCCTGACTCAGAATCTCTTATCAACATACGTGACATAACATTCAAGGTATGCCTTAGCTTATCTCGTATGTATTCCTCTGGCCTCAAGGTAGACTTGAAGGCACTGGAATCTGTGCGTACTGAGTTCGAGACAGAGAAGGCTGAGATAGAGGGACGCCTACAGATAAAGGTTCGTAAGCTTATGGGTGATACTCCTATCAACCTCAACAGCCCTGAGCAGATGTCACAGGTTGTGTTCTCACGCAGCATGGTTAACAAGAAAGAGTGGGCTGGCCTGTTCGACTTCACTAAGACAGACAAGGAGTACAGGGATGCAGTGTTTGCTAACAGCACACAAGTCCGTAAAACTACAGCGTTTACCTGCCCTGACTGCAATGGTACAGGCAGTGTGTATCGTATCAAGAAGGATGGCACAAAGTTCTCACGCCCTAACAAGTGTAAGTCATGCGACTCACGGGGCTACCAGCTAAGGAAGTCCAATGAGTTAGCTGGGCTAGGCTTCATGCCACCCAATAAGAAGTGGGTCAGTGCCAATGGCTTTAGTACAGGTAAGGACAATCTATCTACACTCATGACCACAGCTAAGGCTAACAACATGGACAGTGCAGTTGACTTTCTTAAGGATCTCAAACGTTTGTCAGCTATCTCAAGCTACCTTGCAGCATTCGTTGAGG